GGGGGTGGCGCTCGACGCAGCCGCAAACGGCGGAAAGGAACGTGGACAATGCTAATCGACGTGATTGTCATCAAAAATCTCAGTGCGCCCACTGTTGCGCAAATCGACAACGGGCTGGAGGGCCTGCGCAGCGCAATCCAGTGCGACTACGTTGAGATCCTGTCGATCGACGACATTGACCTATGGTTTGACGAGGAGGGCTTGTTGAACAACAAGCCCCCGAATCGCGTGCTGACCCTGCGCGACCTCGACAGCCGATACACCGGCGAGGGCTGCGACAGACCGTCCGTGCTGCTGCGAGGCACAATCGTGCTCGCCGGGCACGATGACGAGGGAAACACGATCGGCCTGACGCAAGAGCAGCAACAGGCGTGGCTCAGTCGCGCCGCGAAGTGGACCATGCTGCACAGCGTGCCCAGAACGACGCTGCGAGACTCCGGGGGGATCGCGTGATCGACGCCGTGTGGCGCGCGAATCGCGGCGCCCTCCTTGATGCCATGCGCCAGCATCACGCGCGACGCACCATTCTGTGCGAAATTGCGTGTCGCGCGCAAATGGTCGGCTCCGATACCCTGCTAATCGCGGCGGCGCAGATCGCGGAGCATCTCGACGGCGGCACGCATGCCGCGTACTGCCTCGACTGGGCGCGCGCGCAGGCCGATGCCGGCTCCCGCGACGGAGAGTGCGCGCATGCCGCGATCCTGGCCACAATCCTCTACATGCGCGGTGACGTGGAGTTCGTCTGGTGGGCGTTTGTCGCGCTGCAGTGCCTGCCGCGCTGCGACGCCGTCAAAATTATGATCAGCGCCGCGTCTTGACTTGCGCGCGCGCAAGTATTACCTGGGAGAGACAATGACGAGAAAATGCAAGAAGTGCGGCAAGGCTGGCCACAACGCGCGCACCTGCGGGCGCGAGGACAAGCCGGCAAAGAAAAGCGCGGGCGAGGTCGCAGCGCGAGCCTGCAAGAAGTGCGGCAAGCCCGGCCACAACGCTCGCACCTGCGGGCGCGAAGACAAGCCGGAAAAGAAGGCCACCGCTCCTGCGCGCAGCGCGACCGTCGAGCCGGCGGCCAACATGGGCCACGTCCCCGAACTTGTGCGTCAGATCAGCAACGGCGTCGCGCGCATGCGCGACTACACGTCCAACTGGGCGGGAGAGATGTACATCCTGCTCGTCGCGCTGGAGAACATGATGGACGCCGGAAAAACGGAGGACGAATGAACGAAACCATGCTGACGCTCGCGCGCGAACTGCTCGACAATCCTGAGCAGGTGTGCGATCGCCTCCTGCTCGCCGTCCAAAAGCACGAGCGCCTCGTCGCGCAGGCGAACGATCGCGTCGAGCGAGTGATCCACATGGCTTGCGAGGCCATCGAGGAGGAGACCGCGAAAGATGCGCCCGCCTCTACGCTGCTCTCTCTGCATGTCGAGTTCCACGAGACGCTCGACGACGCGAAGGACCTCTACTGGCGCGAGCACGTGCGGCTCGCCGTCCTGCAGGTCATGGCCGGAATCATGGCCGACCTAACCGGGCTGGTCGCCAAAATGGAAGCAGATCACCCGGTCGAGATGGCAGCCGCGCGCAGCGCGCTGATCAAGATGCGCGGATCGATCCTCGACTACGCACGCGCCATCAGCACGCTCCCAGACCTGGGAGGAAACTGAAATGGACACGCAGCGGCTCATCGACGCTCTCGTCCGGGCCATGGCGGACACTCCAGAGGCACGCCGCCGGCGTCACCAAAGCTTTGCCGAGTGGGCAAATGCTCAGGGGCAAAATGCGAAAGCGCGCTAACCCGGTAACGGCAAATCAGCGCATCGAGATTCGCGTCACGGCGGAAGAGCGCGCGCGGTATCAGCGCGCCGCCGGCCGGCGCAATCTCTCAGCGTGGCTGCGCCGGCTTGCCGACGACGCCTCCCCTACTCAGACAGACTACGAAGCAGTGCAAGAGCGTTTGCTCCGCCACCTGCTCCGATCGTAGCACTAATGTCGCATGCCCCCATGGGCGACCATGAGGGGTAGCCGACCAGATACGACTCTCCGTCGCCGCAGTACTGCCACGCGAGCACTTCAGAGAGTTGCCAACCGATTCCCTGGTACACCGACGCCGGGAGGGTTGCGGCGTATCTCGCGGGCCACAGATATTGGCATCCCATGTGATCTGTGATGCCAAGGTCGTGAAGCAGGCTGTTTGCGTACAGGATGGGCGACTTGCCCGTCGTGGCCTTGATGCGCGCCGCAAAAGCGGACACGCAATCGATTACCTGCTGCTTGGTCGGCGGGCTGCGCTGTCCTGCGCGCTCCGCATCGATCACCGGCGGCAGGTCGGCGCTAAATCCGCCGGCGGCCTGCACGGTGCGCAGGTAATAGTCCGCCTGCGTTGCCCCATCAATGGCGAAAATCGTGTAGTGGTACGCGGCGCGAAACCAATCGCTGCCGTAGCGGAACGATGCGAGCGATCGGGTCTCGCTCCACGCCGTCTTAAACCACTGGCCGCCGTTGTAATAGGTGCCCTCGCTCGCCTTGAGCATGAGCCCGTGCCACGGCGGACCCGCCGATACAAGCTTTGCGATGTTTGGCTTTCCGTTTAGGTCGCCGGCGTAGAGGTCGCAAATCAAAGGATCGATCGTTGATGGGAGCGCCATGGCGCCAATCCTATCCGTTGTGATATGGTCGGCGCATGTATAAATGCGCTTTTTGCCAAAAGGTTAGTGGTCCTCGTGAAACCTGCTCCATGGTCGTCGTGGAGACGCGCGAGCAGGAGTTCATCGATGCGCGCGGCACGGCTCACATCGGCCGGCAGATCGTGCGCGAGGAAAAGGCCTGTGAGCCGTGCGCCGACGAGGCGCGCGCCAAGACCGCATCCGTCGAAGGTGTTTTCAGCGATGCGTAGTGCAATCGTGCTGATTGCTTCGTCGCTCATGGGCCTTGGTTCCTGCAAGACCATTGCGCGCCCCGCGCACGTCATTGTGGACTGCCTGCGCTTGGAGGCGCCCGCGATTGCGACGGAGGCAAGAGATCTGCTTGCGCTCGTTCCTGCGTGGCAGCAAATCCTGGACAAGGCGAAGGCCGACGCTCCGCGCATCGGGTGGGAGGTCGTGGGCTGCGCGCTTGCTGCGGTGACGCACGAAAAGAAGAGCGACGCAAAGGCGGCGACGCTTGAGACCGCGCGAACGACCATGGAGTCCTTTCGCGCACAGGTGGCGAACGGCGCAACCTTTCGTACTGCGGAGGGCGACCTGTGAAGCTTGGCAAGCGCGCTCCGCGTCATGACGTGCGCACGGCGCACATGATTGATTACCTGCATCGAGCCAAGCTTCCCAGCATCCCCGCAAGCGTGGATTTTTTTAGCGGGGCGCCGGCAGACCTGGGCATGATGCGCAACGATGCGATTGGCGACTGCGGGTTCGCCGGTCAGGCGCACGCCGTGCAGGCGTGGACTCTTTCGCGCGGCCACATGGTCACGCTCGACGACGAGTCCATCGTTACCGCATACTCAGGATGCACCGGGTATAGCGAGTCGCGACCGTGGTTCGATCCCGGGGTCGTCCTTCTTGATGCTCTGAAGTATTGGCGCTCCTACGGAATTGGATCGCATCGCATTTCTGCGTACATGAAAGTTGATGCGCACAACATTGCTCACGTAAAGACCGCCATCGCGCTCTTCGGTGGCGTGTACACCGGCGCGCAATTGCCTTTGTCTGCGCAGAAGCCGGCTCCGTCGGAGACCTGGACGGGAAGCAAGCATCGCCTGACCGGCGACGACGAGCCAGGAAGCTGGGGAGGCCACTGCATGTGGGCCTCCGCCTACGACGACACGTCGATCACTTATGTGACCTGGGGAGCGCGACGCAAGGCGGACTGGCAGTGGTGGCTAAACTATGCCGACGAGTGCTGGGTGTGCCTGAGCGACGACTGGGTGACCGCAAAGGACCCTGCAAAAAGCGGATTTGACCTCGTTAGCCTTCAGGCATATCTTGCGGCTCTGTAAATGCCACCCGGTAAATACAAACGCTGCACATATATCGAGCGAGGCGATCGCTGTCGCCGCAAGGGCACCGGCAGCCCTGCGCTGTGCGAGGCCCATCGGATCGTGATCGAGCAGGAGGCCGCGAGGCCGCGCCGGCCCGGAGAGCACATCGTCGGCGTCGTGATGGGCGCTCTTTTCGGCTCTCGACCGTCGGACGATGAACTCATGGAGGCCGCCGAGGAGGCCGCCGCGCTGCTCGGCCTGCGCTATCATGAGGATGCGCGCCGCAGGGCGGCGGCTGCATTTAAGGCCGCGACGATGCGAGCGCGAGAGAGGGCGCAGGGCGCACGAGGTCGCGCTCCGCCTCCGCCTCCGCGTGAAAAGCCACCGCAGGGAGTCGATCCGAGGTCGATCCTTGGATTTGCTCCGCGCGAGACGTTAACGCCGGAAATTGTTAAGAAAAGATATCGAGAACTTGCGCGCAAATATCATCCAGACAGGCCCGGCGGCAGCACGGCGCGCATGATTGAGATCAACGCAGCGGTGGACCAGCTTTTGGCCACCATGTGATACTCTGCGCACGTGGCTGATTACACCGCCCTACTTGCGCAGCGACAAGCGAGCGTCGATTCCGACGCAAATCGTTGCGTTCAGATCCTCGCGAAGTATCGCGACGTGATCGACACGTACCATGGCGGCATGCCGCCGGCGTGGCTCGCGGCGATCATCATGTTTGAGAGCGATGGAAACGCTACTCTCGTTGGCGATCCAAGCCTGGGCGAGTACGGGCTCATGCAGATTGCCGCATCGACGCCGGCGACGTTTGGCCTGCCGGCCGACACGCGCTACGATGTGGCCGGCAACGTCTGCGTCGGCGTCCTTGAGTACAGCATGGAGGCCGCGCTCTGGGTTAAGGAGTATCCAGGCCTCGTGCAGCCGGGCACGGCGGACTGCTGGATGCTCGCTCGCCTGTCGTTTGCGGTCGGTCGCGGCGGGTCGCGGGGTCTGGCCAAGGCGGCGAGCGTCAGCACGCCGGGCGATGTCTACGGGGATATTGCGCGATACGTTGCTGCGAACGGCGGCATCGCTCTTGGGTCGCAGTCGGCGGCGAAGGTTTGGTTTCGCGTCCTCGCCATTCCTCTGCAATGGAAGGTTGCGGAGGTCGCCAACGGCGGCTCACTGTACGCGGGGCCTCCGACGATCATTCCCGCGCCGCCGTCTGGTCCATACCTCTTGCCCGCGAGCGTCGCCGGACTTTTCTCTGAGCCTGCAAGCATCGCCACAATGGTTGTAGCCGTCGGTCTTGCGGCGGCGATTTACTACCTCTACAAGCGGAGATTCTAAATGGCCACGCCGCCTAAGACCACGATGGTATCCAAGATTGGCGTGCAAACGTCAACGAACCGCAACGTCGCCGCCACGCCCATCCCTGGCTACAATCCGCAGACCGTCGAAACGACGACGGAGATTTTCACGTATCTGACGAAGGCCGCGACGGATGGCCAGTCGCAGGTCCTGTATAACGGCGATCGTCAGTACGCAGAGATCACGCTGACGCTGGAGACCGCCGGCCCGGTCTGCATCGGAAACAAGCAGAACCTGCTGCCCGTTCTGAGCGGCAAGGGCGAACTTCTTGAGACCGGCGTTCCGCGCAGCATCTGCATCGCCAAGGGAAACCGGCTTTGGGTCGCTGCGACCGGGATCAATCGCATCAAGGTCGAGGTGAAGCCCTTTGCGTGGCTGGAGCAGATTGCCGGCATCAGCGCCGCAGGCACCGCCGCCAATCAGGCAATCTTTGCCGCCATCACCGCCGCCATGAACAGGATGTCGCGATGAGTTATCCGCAGCCCAACAGCAATCGTTACGCGATCAACGGCTACCAGTTTTTTCGCCTGAACACGCTGCTCTCTAGCCCCGGCGATATCTACGAGAGCGAGCAGTCCGGTCTGGCGCTGTGTCTGGGTCCGGAAAGCGATGTCAGCAAGGTTGCCTGCGCGTATTATGACGATCAGGTTCCGACGTTCATCAACTCGACGATCGTCGATCCGAACAGGTCGTTTGTGGGACGCCTCGACGCGCGCAATGACTCGCGCTATCAGCCCTCTAACCGTCCTGGGCGCATCCTTTTCTGGTCGGCGGACCTGTACGATCCGTCCTACGTTCCAAGCGCGTCTCTCGGCTTTACACTGACCGACGCAGTGCAGCGCATCGCGCCACGGCTTGACGTGCTTCAGTACTTCCAGGCGCCGGCGTCGCTCGTGACCCGCAGGGCGGACAAAGAGTATCGCTTTGAGGATTACACCCTGGCCAACGGCTCTACTTGGATCATCTTTCCAAGCTACGGTCGCAAGTACTGCTCCGTGGTTTGCACAAACAATAACACCAAGACCGACGGCAGCGAAGATTTCATCTTTCGCGTGATCGGCCTGAACTACGCCGCGCCGAAGGCCTCCGGTGCGCCCACGACGCAGGAGACCGTGATTTACAGCGGTCCGCTTGCGGTCAACGACAGCAAGGTGGTCAACAACGTGCTCGGAGCCGGAACTGCAACGAACGCCGCGATGTTCGACGCTGTGATGGTTTGCATTAGGCAGTATCCGACCCTGCTGGACACCGACACGAACCGAGTTCCGCTGCGCGTGTACTTCTCGGACGAGCCCTAAGCAGGGGAGGTAATCATGTCTGTCTCTTTGACTGATTTTCAGACGCTGGTCGGTTTCATTTACCGCAGCATCACCATTGCCGACTACCTCTCGCATGCCAGCCTCATCTCCCCGGCACAGGCCGCCGCAGTCCTTTCGTCGTACAACGCGAACATCACCGTCGCGGGTCCGCCCGTGCCGACCCTGTATCAGGCGGCGCGCTTGACGCAGGACAACTGTGCGACCCTGTGGGTTCTAGGAACGCTGACGCCGAAGGCGCTCGCCTATGGCAACGCGCTGCTGGTGACGTTTCCGGATCAGGACGAGAACGGTCGCCCCGTGTCCAACTGGGGCACGCTGATCACCGGGCTTTGCTCCACCTTCTGACAAGGACGACCCATGCGTGACAACCCGGTTCGCGGAGTGCGCCCGCAAAAGGTGATCAGCATCGTCGAGAGGGCTGCGGAACTCCCGACGGATGTCACGGTGGACAAGAGCGCCGACCTGATCATCGCCCTGCAGGATTACATTGGGCGCAGATCCAGCGAGGTCATGATCATCGTGTACCTCGATACCGTTGATCGAATCATCGGGTATCAAGAGTTGACGGTGGGCTCACCCGTCCGAGTGGAATTTTCCTGGCACGGCATCTTCAAGGAAGCCTTTCTCAGGAACGCCGTCGGCATGATCATGGTCCATCAACACCCATCCGGCAATTGGCGTCCAAGCCCAGCCGACAACAAAACCTATCAACAGGGCAGCCTGCTGTGCGCGGCGTTGGACATTGCCTTCATTGATTTCATCGTGCTGGGCGAGCACGAGTATTATTCTGCAAAAGACGCCGAACAGGGAGTCATGAGTACCTCCTACGCGCGGCTCAAAATTGCCAGGAGGCTTCCGTGAGCGCGCGATATCCAAAGGCTGGCGACGTAGTAGCCCAGATGGAGTTGTCGCGCCTCGTGTCTAACGGCGGCCCTCGACGCTGGAACCCTGCGGAGATGCGCAATGCGTTTTCCGACAGCGGCAGCTTCGTTGCCGTGCTCGACGAGAACGGCGTCGTTGTCGAGGAGGACAAGGATCCCTCCGAGGCCTACGAGAAGGCGAAAAGCCTAAGCCCGACGGGCACCGTCGTCGTTGACAACAATGTTTGGGCGAACGACGTAATCAAGAACCCGCCGGCGACGACCAGGAAGTCGCTCAACGTCATCAACAAGGCGGTCTCATCGTCGCGCATCGAGGGTCTCCCAATCTCCTATGACTGGGGCTCGCTGGACCCGGAGTCGCGCTCTTATCAGCGCCTGCTCAAGGATGTTCGCGCGGCCCTGCGAGATCACGGTCGGAAAATCTACGAGCGCCTGCTCAAGGATGCCGCCAATCTGGTACACGTCACGCAGCGGCGAGGCGGCGTCGCGGAGAAGTTCAATCCGTCCTGGCTGCGCGAGGACCTGCTGCGCGAGAACGACAAGTTGCGCAAGGTCCTGGGGGACGACGACGACGACGAGGGCATGCGCTACGACGCGCGCGGGCTCTCGCTGCTCCCCCATGGCGCATCGTTCCGCACCCCCTTCTCGACGAGTACCGACCAGGGGCCCAGTGGCTCCACGTTCTGCATCTCCTCGACTCCTGAGTGTCGCCTGACTTGCTTGGTCAATACGGGCCAGCGCGCACTGGAGAGCGGCGCCTTCGCATCGTCCTACATCTACTCGCACCTCCTGCGCGACATGCCGCTGGAGTTCTGCATCAACCTGTTCGATCGCACGATCGAGAACTTTAAAGGCGCGTACTGCGAGGGCCATGGTCGCTTCATCCGACTCAATGTGCTCTCGGACCTGCCCTGGGAGATCATGGTCCCGGGCATGATGGAAACGTGCGCGGAGTACTCTCGCGAACGCTTCATGGAGGATGCGTCGCAGTGGTCTAAGACTGACAGTCTAATGTTCTACGACTACACGAAGATCCCGTATCGGCGCGGCATCGAGAACATCTACGACATCACCTACTCCTTCTCCGGGTCCGATGAGAGCAAGGAAAACCTCTTCAACATCGTCGAGGGTGATCCTCGCTCCGCGCGGCGCGCTGCCGTCGTGTTTGTCAAGCGTGAGCGCGAAATCGCGAAGGAAACCGGCTCGTACTACAAGCTGGAGCCCGGCGCCCCGCTCAAGGGCGCGGGCAAGTACAAGCCGATGACCCTGTTTGGTCTGCCCGTGTGGAACGGCGACAAGACCGACATCCGCGCGCTCGATCCGGAGGATGTCAAGATCGTCGGACTTGCCTACAAGGTCGCGTCCTACAAGGTCTTTGCGGGCAAGGGCGAACTAAACAACAAGGGCGAGGCCAAGAAGTACTCCCTGCTCAATGTTGTCGATTCCGACACAATTGACGCCAAGCTGCCGCGCTTCCTCGTGCGCGTGCATCAGCCCGATCCGGAGGGCCCTCTGCTCGTCATGGCGACGCAGGATCTGCCCAATCGCCGGCTGATCCTCCCGACGTTCTAAGACTAGTCGCTGCGACGCAGGATTCGGCCGCGCTTTGCCTTCGGGCGGCCAGATCCGACCAGCTTTTCGATGATTGCGCACAGGCGAGCGTCCTGCAACGCCCCTGGCCGGCGCGCGCGGATCAACTCGATGATCTCCCGCGCGCCCATCGTCGTTAGCTGCCCGAGCGCCACGCCGGCAATCAGCGCAGATCGGCCGGTCCCCTTGTGCGAGGTCACCAGCACGCGACGACCGTTGCGCACAGCCTGCGCGACCGTGACCGCACACAGAGCCAGCATGCGCAGCCGAGCCACGGACAGGTCGCCCTCCGGCAACGGGCACCGCATGATGCGCCCGGAGAAGGTCAAGTCGTCTGGCTGTATCTCGGCGGCAGCCAGGGTAAGAATCTCGATGCCAGGAAGGTCGCGGTCCAGCGGAGGCGACCCTCCAACCCATAGCCGTGGCGACACCTGACTCGCGTTGTAAGCCGGCCGGCGCCGGGCCGCCGAGAGCCAGCCGCCGCGCTGCCCGCGCGGAGCCTTTACATGCTCCGCACAAAACGCACCCTCGACGGAAGCCAGCGAGCACTGCGGCGCTACGCACCTTGCCGGCGGGTGGTTCATTCGCCAACGACTGCCGAGGCCTTGTAGTACTGCTTCCGCGTCGGCGGATTGTCAGCCTCTAGCTTCTTGACGCGCGCCTCCGCGATGTCGAGCACGCGCCGCACGGCCGGGATATACTTTGGAGAAAAGAAGACGGTCCTCTCCTCCGCGCCGTCGCGCTGATAGGTCAGGAAGACTGCGATTGTAAACGTATTGTTCGATACGCGACGAGAGATCACCGCAATGATCCCATCGGGATCGCGGATGATGTCGTAGTCCTCGTATGAATTATGAACGGTTGCAGGCATTTATTGAACTCCCAGATTCGCGACAGCTTACGCAATTGCGCTCGTTTCGTCCAGCGAGTGGTTGCGGTAGAGTAGGCCATTACTATGCGAGCGAATCCAACCGGGCGCGATGGCGTCTTTACCGCCGTTGAAGATGTCGATCCACGCGATCTGTACCTTTATAATCGCGATCAATTCACCGACGAAGAGTGGGCGCGCGTTCCAGATGACATCAAGCAAAAGATCTACAGAGGTGACCACGACTCAGCCGATCGGGTGCAGGCGCTCGTCAACGTCTTCATGGCGGAATGGCAATACGTGGCGGAGCAGCGCGATGAGTTCAATGTAACTACTGAACAAATCCACCCAATCTACAACAAACTAGAAAAAAGCGTCACAGACGAGGAACTGACAAGGTTCCGTGAGCAATACTTTGCACGCGGGCTGGCATTTGGAAATCGACTTCGCCCATTTGGATTTGACAACAAGTACACAGGCGATGCCTACGCCATCATGGTGCGAACCAATGCGTCGTGGTGTTTCCAACTAGAAAGGACCTACGAAGGACTGATGAAGGACCTCGTCGCCAAGGGAGTTCCTTCTAAATTCTTTGTGAAGTTTGCCTCCGCACCGCAGGAGGGCGTTGTTTTTGCAGAAACAATCTTCCACGCTTGCAGTAAGTACGCAGACGAAAACCAGCGCGCAAAGGATCACGTCTACGAAATTACGGGACACAAACTCGACGTTAGGAATTACGACACCACACCGGGCGAATTGGCCAAACGGGGGGTAAACGTTCCTTGGATTGCGATGTCTCCGACGGGAGAGCGTGCGGGCCCCTACGGAATGAATCACGTGTACTTCCAGGGCGAGGGCAAAGATCACTGGTACAAAATTATTCCTGAAAGTCAGCGTCAAAACGTATACATCCTGATGTGCATGGATTATGGGATCATCGATCCTAAATATCAGATCCCAGAGCCATCAATAAGCGACGCTGACGTTCAGAGAAGGTTTGCGCAGCTATGCCCTATTAAAAAGGACCAGCGAGAGGCTTGGTTTCCGGTAGAAGCTAGAAAGATTTATCGATATCGCGATAAGTTTTACGTGCTGAATTGCATCCCGTCTGATCTGTGGACGGAGACGGCATCGCTTGAGCACTGCGTCGGCCGTCCTTACATGCAGTACTGGAAGCTGATTGCAGACCAAAAAGGATTTATTTTGAGCATCCGGCGCCCGGATGCTGAACATGGAGATCGACGTCCGGGCAAGCCTCTGCTGACCATGGAGGTCCGCTCCTCAGTCTCGCAGACCACAAAGGAAGATACGTCCAAGATCACTATTCCTCAGATTTACGGGAAGAGAAACCGCAAGCCGGGCTTCGCGGCTCACGAGACTTGCGGAAGCGAAAACTTCCGCAAGATCTCCAGAGACGAACTCGACAAAACGTTTGAAGTTTTGCGTCACCTCAACGTCGAACCCTGGCGGGTGCCGTCAATGGACTCCGCGCTCTGGGCCATTGCGCTCATGGACACGCTGGATCCTCCTGCAAACAAGGAGACCATTGAGTGGGCGAGGGCGCTGCGAGAGCAGTACGCGATCCCAACGGTCAACAAGGATGCGTTCAAGGCCAACCCTGCGCCCGTCTGCAAGGCATGCGGCCAGGGAGAGGCTGTCGGCTTCTGCAAGCCGGCCGACCTCAGTCCTGATCGCGCATCAACTCGTCAACCATCCGCGCGCCGATAGCGTCAAGTTCCTTGGCGTTGGTCGCGTCAACGTAGCCAGCGGCAGTCTGCATCGACTGCCACTGCATGTGGCGCTGCAGCTTCATCAGCGCCTGCGGGTCCTTGTCCAGGGCGCGGATGTAATGCGTGGCGTAGGTCCGGCGGAGGCGATGGGGGTGCAGGTCCTCGATGCCAAGCCCCACGGCATGTCTGGCCAGGGACCGCCGGACGGCGCGCGTGGCGCTGTCGTGGCATGGCCCCAGGAGGTCTCGCACCCGCTGCCACTGGGCATTGCCAAGCGGCGCCTGAGCAGCCAGATCTTGCAGATGCTCGCGGATCGGAGCGGCGTCGTACTCCAGCCGGCGGGATCCCTTCGCCTCAAAGCTGAGAAGCCCAGTGGAAAGGGCATCCTCAATCTCGCGGCGACGCAGCCTGAGCACATCGCCACAACGCAGACCGCGAAGCGAAATAATTAGTAAAACCGACCGCATAGCGGACGGCGGCTGATCCTGCAGATGCTTGACAAGACGCCGCCAGGACACTCGATCGAGTTCAACCTTGGGGTTCTTCCGGAGAGCCGGCGGTAACTTGATTGAGTCGAGGCGCCGGCGCAGGGCGGCATCCTCCGCAAAATTGGCCCACGAGCGCAGGGCGGACAGATACACACGCCGCGTCTTAGGGGCCAAATCTCTCTCAAGAAGTCGCCCAGTTAGCCCTGCCTCGCAGGCCATGCTGCGGCGCAGGCAGGACGTGTACTGACGAACGGTCCTGTCCTCGCGACCGCTTTCCTGCAGCCATGTCCTAAACGCAGCCAGCGAAGTCTCTGTTAGGTCCACGGTTATCAGACTAACACGTCGTGTTAGAGTGCGGCCATGAGACCCGTCACTCTCTGGGATGAAGTGGACGCCGATGTCATCACCTCCACGCCCGGAACATACGTCGCCGCAGATACCAGCCCCGCGTATGGGCAGTTGATCGCCCTGACCATGGTCGGTGACGCCGAAATGATCGGCTACACGACGATGGAGGACGGGCATCACGCCGTCATGATCCGCGTCGGGGCCCGCGAGAACCCTCGCGAGTTTAGTGGCGTCATCTCGCTCGATTCAGACTACTTCATGCGCGCCATCGAGGACTATGCGCAGTGGGAACTGAAGTGGTGGCGAGAGACGATCCAGAACTCGATTGACAACGGCGCCACCGAGGTCTCGTGCAGCATGACCTTTCTCGACGAGAACAGGAACGAGATCGAATGGGAAGACTTTAACAATCGTCGGTTTGCCAGCGTGTCCATCGTCGATAACGGCTCCGGCATGACCGAGGACATCCTGATCAACAAGTTCATCAAGCCCGGCCGGACCACGAAACTCGGCGTCGCGGGCGCCGTCGGCGGCTTTGGCAAGGCGAAGGAACTCATCCTTCTTGCACATCCCGAGTGGGTCGTCGAGACGACGGTTGCCGGCGCCTCCGAGAAGATTGTGCTGCGCGGAGAGGGCACGCAGTGGTCGGGGACCACGGAGCCCAGCAACGGCAAGCACGGCACGCGAATCACGGTCCTGATGCCGGCCGATCGCTGCACCAACATCGGTAACGCGCGCAACTACATCGAGCGATGCTACCTGCCGAAGGTCAAGTTCACGGTCCAGGGTGAGGAGCAGGCGGCCGACACTGCGCCCGGCGAACTCGTTCACGAGATCCCCGGCAAGGCGAAGATCTACAAGGCAAAATCAAACCTCCCATACATCCCATACGGCGTCATCTGGACGCGAATCAACGGCTTATACATGTATGACCAGCCTGCTCCGCAGGGGGTCAACGACATTCTTCTCATCGAACTCCTTGGACCGTCCACGCAGGTCCTCGTGTCGAACCGAGAGAAGATTTCCGACGTAGATCTAAGAAACAAGATCTACGACTGGACGAACAGGCTTGCCGCAGATGTTCGCAGCGCGATGACGATCGACAAGAAGGTCACTCCGCCGCTTATTTATCCGGCAAACGTGAGCGCAGATGAGGTTCAGGTTCAGCGGGCAAATGTCCTCTACAACATGGGCGACATGAGCACAAACGACAAAAATCTTCTCAGCGCAGAACAGAGCGCCAGCATTATGGCGCAGTTCTCCGAGTGGACGGCCGGCAAGAAAATTGGGACAAAAAAGGCATTTGATGCGCGCCCACTCAAGGAGACCGTAAAGGCGTCCGCCTCTCTCCCATATTTTGGATCATTCGATGTGGAGAGATCAATCCTCGCACTTACCACTCCCTGCAAGTACGTCGTTGCTTACTACGGAGATGACAAGGGCGACTTTCAAGCAGACCATCCGCTGCGCTTGGAAAACCTGTCCGTCGAAAACGCAACCCTGCTTCGGCTGTGGACGGAACTGTGTCGAATCGTCCTCGTTCAGCTAACCTTCCCGCAGCATTTTGATACTGGATTTGTAATTTCCGATAATGCCGCCGCGCTTCACACGAAGACCGCTAACTTTGACGCTCTATTGATCAATCCTCAGAATTTCCAGAACTATACGAGAATCTGGAACCTAAACAGCGAAAAGGATCTGCGCCAGATCTGGTCGCTGGTCATTCACGAGGCAACTCACTTCGTCAACGGACTGAGCTTTCACAACGAAGTCTACACGAGCGCGCTTACCGACAACATTGCGCGTACTGCCTTTGCTGAGCGTGAGATCAAAAACATTTGGCGCGCATGCCTGGGGAAAACGACCGCTATTGCTGCCAAGAAGATTGCGATCAAAAAGAAGACTCATTTCGTGTGCGAGTCACTTAGCCGGGACCGGGACCGGGAAAAAAAGATTGCAGATTTTGTGCATGACACTTGGCAGTATTACGAATCGTCGCGCAGCCTCAGATTGCAGGGCGCAGAAGGATTGATTTCTGTTGCATTGGATTGGATGCACAACATTGTTCAAGATGATCGCATCAAGAACGATGCTGCGTCTGAGGAGATCGCTGTAGAAGTGAATCATTTTAGAAACGTAGTCAACCTTGAGATCGCAAGCGATTCTTGGAACTCAAATGAAGTAGGTAAAGCGCGGCGTCACTTCGCTGACATTAGTCCATCCACAAACAAAGCGAAATTTTTGTGGAACGTGATTGACACCTTGAGCAAATACATAAGCTTGCTCGGAGCGGACGCAATCGGAGACGACGAATACCGCGTTCGCGCATTTCACACATCGCAGGTAGTACGCTCGATCTTGAACCTACCTTGTCAACACGCTGGAGATGCGTATTTTGTCAGGGCATGCGAAGCCATCGCTGCTCCCGCCATCAAAATGTTCGTCTTTGACGGTTACGTTATAGACATTGTTAACGTCGCCCGAAGAGTACAGGACCCGAAAAGCGACCTCAGGCTGACAGCACTTAGTATCATTGGGATGGTCCGGTACGCGCTGAAGCAAGCTACAAATTTTGCGCGAAACAACTGGGCAAAGAACAGCACGAGTCCGTTCGTTATATCGATGATTGATCTAGCTGATGAGTATGGCCACAACCTCGTGAGCATGATGAATCACATCAACTCATACGAAGACTATCCCGCAACAGGGGTAAATAAAATTGATTGGAATCAAGGCACTTCGATGATGGATTACAGCGTCACCAACTTTTTGGAAGCACTCAGAAGAACGCATACGATGCTTACTATGGGTGCGATGCCAACTGACAGAACCAATGCTGGAGAGCGGTTCATCGACGAGTTGACGTATTCGTGCTACGGGATCCTTCGTGAATTGGCTTTTGCCACATGGGATACGTTCAACGACAAAACGGGTTTTCCCATTCACCTTTACGAGATGTTTGCCGAAATTGCGGACAAGCAACTCGCGCGAGGCGTTATTACCAAAGAAGAAGAAAAGAAGCTGTGGCAGCGGATTCGTAATAATTTGGGTGTGCAGAGCAGCATCGATAGTTACTTCGGCCATCTAGGGTTCTATGTTCATGATCCGAGCGGTGCGTTTTTGAAATGGCCGACAAGCAACGCTTCTCCGATTGACATCGATCGACTTATCAATATCCAGGGTTCTCGATGAAAACCTCTAACCCATCTCCGACCTTCTCCGTCACTCCTCCGAAGAACGTGCAGGAGGTGGCCGCGCGCGCCCTGGAGTGGCGGCGCAAGTACAATCGCGGCGGCACGAGGGTCGGCGCTGCGCGCGCGCGCGACCTGTCTCACGCGCGGCCGGTCTCAGAGGAGACGCTGCATCGCATGGCCAGCTACTTTGCGCGCCACAGCGTGGACAAGCGCGCCGTGGGCTTCCGCAGCGACGAGCCCGGCTTCCCCAGCGCAGGGCGCATCGCCTGGGACCTGTGGGGCGGCGACGAGGGCCAGCGGTGGGTTGATCGGATCCTGGGCCTTAAGCGCAACCCGGAGGGGCCGGAGGATGAGTCGGAGGATGAGCCGCCGTGGACCTCGGAGGAGGAGGCCGCCGAGGTTGTTAAGCTGATTCAGTCTTACGCGCAAAAAATAACGAAGATCGTCGCGATTACAATTCAGAACTACGAAAAAATCTGTCCGCAACCCGAACTTGCTGTCGAGATCCCATCATGGGCAATTGCAGCTAGCGAAAACATCCACAAACTGATCAATCTTTGGTGGCGGATGGATCTACTTGCCGACAGGATTCAATGGTCACATGACAAACGTGATGCGCTAAGGGAGATGGCCGCATACGCGCGGGAACTAAAAGAAGGCGATATGCGCGGCGGCCTGACGTTTGCGTACACGGCAGGTGGCCGCATGGATACGTTGCTAGACAATCTTAGGTTTTTGTCGAATAACTTATTCTCGTCTGTATCTCTCTCGTTTTACCCAGATACAAGAATCTTAAACACAATTGACTCGATGATTGGCGAGTTTACTGCGGCGGCTGACGCATCACGTCGCCTTGGTGGTTGGTTCCCTGAATCAGTCAGAACCGACTTGTCCGCCATTGATCAAGTTCGCATGCGGCACGAAGACGCCCCCTGGCCAAATTTTTCACGTATCCCCAAGACAAACAACAGCCCAAATGGCCGGGGCGATCGCATTAACAATGGAACGGCTTGGTTTTACGACCTGAGAGACACCCTGAAAACGGTTCCTAGGGATCTGGAACTGCGGCAAGACCTAGCGGAGTCGTTCATTGAAATAGGCGCACTGGGCATACTGTCTGTTTTGCAAACTGATCGCCCATCTAACTTTAAACAGCAAATTGACACTGCAGCCCATATTGTTTCCATTGCAAAATCAATGAGGCTCGACCCTACGCTGGACGAGGAACAGAGTTGGAACGAATACAACGACATTTTCCAGCAAAATGCGCTTAACGAGGCACGAAACCCTAAGACGCGCCCGGAGTTCAGATATCTGTGGATTGCCATTCATTTCTACGCAGAAATGCTAAAAGATGGAGAAGAGCAATTTTCCGAAGACGAGCATCCATTCGCGAATTATCTCGCCGCAATTGTCACGCTGTCTGCAATGGCAACGCTGGCCACGGACAACGCAAAGGGTAAGCGCATTTATACGGAGAGCGAGAAGTTTCTTTCTTACACTTTGATTGATTCGCACTTGATGGAAATTGTCACTCACGATACGTTTTTTCGAAACCTCGTTTCGTTTGTTGGAATGGAGAGATACAACAAGGGGGATCCTACGGAGCAATACTGGCACGACGCGGCGAACCGGCTACGAGAGACCGTTTTGACTGCGTCGCGGCACCCTGATCTGGAAGCGTATGCAAGGCGCGTCGAAATTGCCGGCAGAGAGGCTCGCGGAGAAGGCGACGATTCTTCTGTTCCGGCTTTGTACAGCGCAAGTGTCCAATCGGCCCTGGAGTTCCTCGCCAGTGGAAAGAACGTCTTGCTCTTGGACGCCGGCTACTCAGGGCACAGGCATCGAGCCGCTAAGAAGGTGGGAAAGCTGCTGTCTAACGTCGTCCCCGGCTCTGAGGTTGTTTACGTCGATGATCTTTATGGCCTGCATAAGTTTTTGGACAATCACAGTGAGACTTCTCCAGCCATTGTGATTATGCGCTCCAAGGACTGGCCTCCGCCGCGCAATGTGAAGGAGTCTCTCGACAAGATTGGAAACTTTGCTCGGCCGGTCACGGTCGTCACAAAGGAGCGCGACGAGGAGAAGGAAAGCGGTCCTGGCAAGACCCTTGAGCAGTGGAAGGAAATATACGAGAGAGAGAAGCCGATGCTTGGCGGCGCCGGCGAGGGGTTTGCGTCGATGATCGAGATGGGCCACGGCGTCAGGCCCATGCGCGAACGCCCCGGATACGAGCAGGAACTCCTCAGGGACTTCAGCGTCGGCCGCACCGTCTTCAATCGCAGGCCCGTGTTCTTCGCGCCCAAGGAAGGGGACCGCGTCGTCGAGTTTCCGGCGTGGTCGATGTTCTCAATTCAGGCGGTAAGCGCAGACCCTCCGATGATCGAACTGGAGGCGGCCGACATCGACAAGTCCTCCAGGCTCGCATCCCCCATTCGCTACGAGGGCGCGGACGGTCTCGACATCTTCATGTCTCAGTTCACCTTGGTGAACGAGCAGTTCATGATGATTGAGCCTCACGCAGAAGATCCGCAGCAAGAACGTCCTCCGGCGGAGGGCGAGGTTTTTACAGAGCAGAAACTGAAGGATATCTTCCGCGAAAACGCCGTTGTCGTCGCCCTGAGGGACTTCAAGTGGACGCACAAGGAATTTGATTCGAGAACCGGCGAGACAAAGAAGTACAACAAATTTTACGCAAAAGGCGATGAGTTCAGGGTTAGGTCAATCAGCACGAGCGGGCCTGCCGTTTATCTAAATTTCACGGAAGAGGACGGGAAAAAGCATCACGTAGATTTCCTTGGAGAGGAAGCCGTTTTTAAGACTCTTCCATCCATCTTCTTCTATCCAGAAAGTCGCCAGCGCCTTGTCGGAGAGGAAGTCGAGAAGGAGCAGCGATACGCGCGTCTGCGCGAATCACGGGGATATCCGAGCAAGGAAGACAAGGGGCGTTACCTTGGTGTCATCGCAAAGCTGAAGAAGGCTTTTGACAACGATTTTGCTGAAACCAGTAAGACCCTATTTTTGAAGAAGGCGACGACGGGCGTAGACGATGAGACCGGAGAGCAGATCGAAATTCCGGCCTACACACGCGGAACCATCGTTCGCGCACCCGGAGATCGAAGTTACGTTTTTGTCGCTCGCATGCGCAGCCCAAATGGCGATCGAGAGTTAATCTCAACAAAAAAGTGGGCGTTTGATAACGACTGGACTGACCCAGAGGTTTTAGAGGTTGCATTTGACCTCGACGACACCGTTGAACTAACCGTCGGCCAGAGCGACCCATTTGAGATTAAGTCGTCGAACGAGCCACGTCTTCCTTCAGCGTTTCTTGACTTCCTCGACCGCATGAACATCAAAATTGTTCGTAATTTAGAAGTTTCGGTGCCGACGAGGAAGGGACGCGCATTTTACATCGCCAAAAGGGACATTCGCATCGGGGACGGAGAGGACGCCCCTGTGATTCCTCGCGGCACGAAAATGACATATATATTTGGCGACCAAGTGGGCCCCTACGGGTCAATTTGGACATTTGATGTAGACGGTCTCATTGGAGACGAATTTTTTGTTAAGAACTATCGCATCGATTCCAAGGACCCTCAGACTTGGCAGGAAATGATGAACGACCTCGATCCGCGCGAAGAGACATTCTTGGAAATGAACCCATCTCGTTGCGGCATGCGGGAAAACCCAGCATGGACGAACAAGATCATCGCGGATCATTTCGAAGAACTTGAGGACAACGTTCCTGCGAAGTGGCTTCCTCGCGTCGTTGATGTCAAGAAAATGAAGAAGGACATCAAGGCGAAGGTGCGTGAGTACGGCTGCGGCGTGTATGGCTGTGTGTACCCGACGCTCGACAAGAACGTCGTGATGAAGTTGACCAGCGACGAGACGGAGGCCGAGTTCGCGGTCACCATGTCCAGCAAGCTGCCGGCGCAGGTCACGGTGAAGTACCATCTCTCGTCGCAGTTGCCGGAGACGCACGAGGACCGCCCCGTGCATCTACTGTGGCGCGATGCCGCCGATTACGTTGGGGACATCGAGAAGTGGGCCAAGGACCACGGCGAGGACGCCGACAAGATGATCGACGCCATCAACGCGCAGCACGACGCCAGCCAAAAGGCTCTGAAAAAGCTGTGGAAAAAGCAGTCCGCCATCGAGGAACTCAAGGGCTGGGTTGAGTCCCTGCGCGCCATGGCTAAGGTCGCCCCGCTGCGCCAGCTTGCGGAGGGGATGCTGGAAAACTACCGGAAGAACGGGGTTTTCTTTGGTGATGTTCACCCGGGAAACATCGGGTGGGTCAAGGATCGCTGGCTGATCGTCGATCCTGGCAACATCGTCGTCCTGAAGTCCGACCCCACGAGGACGACTGCGCGCCTGTAGCTAGTTTTTCGTCGCTCACGGCTCCTCCTCCGCCCACGCAAGCAGGTCGCGACGTCCTTCGCGCCAATCCTCCTGCCACGCCTTGACCTGCGCCTCGGCATCCTCGGCGCGCTGGCGCAGCCGCACTGGGGTAGAGGCTCACTAGACCCCTCCTTCTCGACGGATTCGCGCAGCCGTCGTGGGCAAGTCCCATTTGTTCTGGAAGTATTCCGGCACATAGGCGATAGCCTCGTCGGCCAGGTCGCACGCCTCGCCCAGCAGCGCCCGTAGCCGCTCGACCTCGGCGCGGGCGTCGTCGCGCTCGGCGTATGCGACCCGCAGAAGGTCGGACCAACTTACCGTGCTGTAGTCATCGCTCACGACTTCGCCCCGTTTTCCTCGCCGGACTCGCCGTGGCGATCAGCAGACTTGCGTCGCAGAGCATCCTTCACCGCCTTGGTGCCCATGCCCACGGGAGACGTCGGCGAAGAAGCCTCCGCAGCGGTCTCCGCCTTGCGCTGACGGCGAACCTCCATGACCTGAGCCCAGGTTGCCTCGCCGTCGCGAATCGCCACTCCGGCGCCGCGCAGAGAGTTGAACTCCGACGAGGACATGCTCTCAATGGAGTGGCCGAGCCACTCCTCAACCTCGACGGGCATCACGCCCAGGCGAGCGAGCCCGTCGAGAAGAGCGTTCTTGGCAGAGGCAGGATCTTTGGCGCTTTGGTCGGCCAGGATTTTCTTGCAGGCCGCAAACGCTTCGTCTTGGATGTCGCCAGGGATGACGCGCAGGATGCACGTCCTGATCGCCTTGCTGACGAGCGCGTTCTGCTTGTTGAGCAGATCGTCCTCCGTGCCCTCGACGATGTACACGGTGTCGCCGTAGTTGTTGACGCGCTGACCGAGCGGCACCTGATTTCGACGAAGATGGCGCCTCTCCACGGTCTTTTCCAGCGTCACGTCCATGCTCCACGGCGTGTTGCTCTCTAGATCGCAGACGATCACGCGCACCGTGCGGGTGTGCGCGTCGTCGTAGATCTGCTGGACCTCGATCGACAGGTTGCGATAGCAGCGAGCCGCCGCCTCCGCGAAGCGGATTGACAACCCTTCGATGCCTTCGCCCACGGGCTTATGGAAGATGGCCTGCTCCGCGAAGCCCGGACGCGAGCACTCGCGCAGGATCAACGCTCGCACCTGCGCGATGTTGCGCGGCCGATGCAGCGCCATCAGATACTTAGCCTCGGCCTCGGCGCGCGCCTTTGCCGCCAGGGCCGTCGTCGCCGCATTTTCTCGACTGTTGCTGACGCCTCCGAAGTCCGAGCGCGTCACGCCGACGGATGCCTCAGAACCATGCTGCGACATCAGACCGCTGTTGAACGAGTTGTACTGGCTCATCGCATTTTCATTCATTTTAGTTCTCCTTGCTCCACGACGCCGGCACGCGGAAGACGCGCGAGGCGGCAGATCTTGACGTGTTCTTTTCCACCAACTCTTTTGCCCGGTTGTCAGTAAACGAAGCCAGGGCTTCCTTCGATACGCCGGCCCAATCGACGCGCGTCACGGGCTTTCCTGACTTCCAGGTGATGCGCTCCTTTTTCTTTCCGGACGACTCAGGCGCCGACCACTCGATCCCCTCGTGCTCACCGATCGCCAACTTGATCTTCTGCTCCACGACCTCGACGCCAGAGTTCGCCTTGGCGGCCTCTTGGCGCAGTCGATAGAGATCGCTGATGTCCTGCAGGAGACCTGGGCTTGCGTCTGCGTTGAGATAGTCCGGCTTGTGGCTCGGAAAGCGAGCAGCGACGTACTTGCCGTACATTTCGGTTCCATCCGGGTCGGGCGCGACGCCGGCGCGCACGTTGTCGATCAGGAACCTTTCCGACATTTCCACAAGATGGCCGATTAGTTCGTCGTCTCGCAAGATGACGTAGTCGTGCGGCTGGTTGTCGTAGAACGCCACGACATCCCACTTCGAAAGCCCGGAGACGTAGAGGTTCCAGGCGCACTGGACCAGCACATACGGCGGAACCTCGTCGGTCATGGGCGCTCCGTAGAGATGCGCCAGCTTCACGCTGTGCGTCTTGATTTCCAACCCGCCGACGGGCGTATCACCGACATAGGCCACACCGTCTGGCGTCGCCATCGCCCACTGGTTGATGTCGTGCGCGAGCGTCCCGATCTCGACAACCCGCAGCCCTTTGCGCTTTGCATAGTCGTTCCGAATCAGCGGCTCCAGCAGGTTTCCCCACCGCATCCGGTCGTTCTCGACGACGGGCGGCGCGGCGCCAACCTTGTCGAGGTAGACGTTGATAGGTCCACGATACGGATGGACCCCCGACAGCGCCGCCACGTCGGTGGCGGTGATGCCGTTCTTTCGCATTGCGATCTGAGCGTCGGAGAGCGTCATGCGCGCAACCCTGCCACGACGGTCTGACATGCGACGATTTCTCACAGGGTTACCAATGGTTCCGCCCGCGCACGCTCTCGCAAGCGCGCCCTGACGCGCCGCCAAGCCCCAATCGTCGTCGAGGCTGGAGCGTCAGGAAACTTCCTCGTCATTTCGCGTGCGTAGAAACGTCGTGCGCGAAAAGCTCGCTTTCCGCGAGGGCGCATGATACCTCTGCCGGCGATGAGAAAAATCGGACGGAAGGGCACCCGGGCTCAGATTGCCGAAAGGCTGCGCGCCGCCCGCAAGGCGGTCTCCATCACCCAGGCGGACGCCGCGAGGCTCGCAAAAATCTCGCGTGACACCTGGAACCGCATCGAAGCGGGGTCGCAGGCCCTGCCGGCGGAGCGAGTGATCGACTTTGCAAAAATTGTTTCGATCACGCCTGAGCAGCTTCTTGGGATCGGTGACGCATGATGACGCGGCTTCCTGTCGTGCGGGGTCACATGATCGGCCTGCTCATGGAGATGATGCAGTGGAACGCCGAGTACCTGCTCGCGCGCAAGCAGCACGAGCGGCACCTGCGCTATGAGTGTCCAGACGACCCGGAGGAGGCGCTCGCCTCGTGTCAGTTCTGCGCGCACGACCTGCGCGAGATCGGCTACCTCATGGGCGAGGACGGTCTGCCAGAGGAGTGCCCCGACGACTGCTTGGGGTGCCTCTGGGAACTGGAAGACGACAACGACGGCTGGTCTGCGGAGGTTGGCTGATGGCTAGGATGAGCATCGACGACATGCTTGGGCGTGACCCGCGCATCACCAAGCTTGCCCACCTGATTGGCTGGACAAAACGCGAACTTGTGGGCGCCCTTGTGCTGGACATCTGGCCGCTCTGCTATGACCGCAAGAAGGCGATCTTGCCGGAGGACGACGTTGACATCGTCGCCGGCCTGCCCGGATTCGCATCGTGGATGGTCGAGGCGGGCCTTGCGAAGCGCGCGGGGGTCAAGAAAGTTCGCATCGCCGGCGCGCAGGACCGCATCGAGTACCTCATCAAAAAACAGGAGGCCGGACGAGCCGGTGGGCTTAAGTCTGGAGAATCTCGAGGGAATCGGGCGAAGCAAACGCGAAGCAAACCCGAAGCACAAGCGAAGCACAGCCGAAGCAAAGCTGAAGCACCCGGGAACCCTTCTGCTATTGCTTCTGCTTCTGCTCCGGATTCTGCTTCTGCTCCGGATCCAGAATTTAGAGACGCGCGGCTCCCGCGCGCGGGCGAGGGCGCGCGGGCGCGCGAGACGGCCGGCGGTCCGACCATTGCCACCGCTCGTAGCGTTGCGCAGGAAAGCGCGGAGGAGGAGGGTGTACCTGCACAGCGGACGACCCAGGAAAACGCCGTGACGGGCACGCTGGTGCCGTTTCCGGGGCCTGTGCCTGCTGAGCACGAACTGGAGCGGCGCCGCAGGCTGGGCAACCAGGGATGGGATCGGTTGAACCAGATCCGGACGGGCATCGCGCAGGAGTTTGGATGGTTGGACGTGCGTCCGCTTCACCCACAGGATCCGGGTCGCGGGGAACTGGCTCATCGACTGCGCGAGAGCGGAGCGCGGGATGAGGCCGACCTGCACCATGTGCTGTCGGTTGCCGAAGCGGAGGCCCGCTCCAAGCGGACCGTGGAGTACCTCACTGGAGGCATCTTTGGTCAGCGCGCATGGGCCAAGAAGCTGGGCATGCGGGTATCCGATGCAGCCGGCGCGAAGGGCGGCGCCGGTTATGACCCGTTCCGCGCGGCGGATGAGGTTGTGGCCAGGATGAAAGGGGCTCGATCGTGACTCTTGATGAGGCAAATGAAATTGTGAAGTTCCTGATCGCATCATATCCCGCAAATCACGCGCGCATGGTGCCGTGGCTCTTTGAGGGGATGGTCACCAGCTACGTCAGCAACCTATCTGACCTCGATAGGGATAAGACGCGCGCGGCGGCCATGGCGCTCGTTCGCACGAGCAAGTGGATGCCGACCATCGCGGAGATTCGCGAAATGGTCGTGCAGCAGGAGCATGGTCGAAAGCGTCCCGGCGCGGAAGCGTGGGGCGACGTGCAGAAGGCAATCAAGGCAAAGGGTGTGTATAGGACGCCTGGGGTGGACTTCTTCTTCGACGACCCGCTCGTCGCCAAGGCTGTCGGCGCGCTGGGGTGGACGAGCCTGTGCAACAGCGAGTTGCAGGGGCCTGACCGTGCTCGTTTCATCGAACTGTACGATAGCTATGACCGCGCTGCGCGGACGGACGCGCAACTCAGCGCCGGCGCAACGTCCTCTCTTGCTGCGGGCAGGGCTGCGGCGCTCGTAGCGTCTGTTGCATCTAAGATCAAGGAAAAGTCGTGAACCGTTCAAAGGGAAAAGCAGACGCGCTCGATCAGCCAGTATCCTCGTCAAGTTTTCGCTGCCTTTGCGGGTGTGACCTACGGTTGACGCGCGGAGACTTTCAGGCTGCGGTCAGGCTTCTGTCCATTGCGGGCGAAGAGCGGTACAAGGTCAACCTCAAGCCTTCGCCCGTCAGCCAGCGCATCACGTCGGAGCGCGCCGAGGATGTGATTGCAAAAACCTGCCCCGGCTGCGACGAGGTGGAGATCTGCTTGCCAAAGTATCAGGCGGAGTTCCTGCACAAGTGGCGGGCGCCCTGGCCACGATGCAAGGCATGCCGATGACAGCCGTTGCAATTTATGTTGTCGCGTTTGTGCTGACCGACGTGCTGCTGCTAAGCCGACGCGAGCCGAACACAAGGGCAATCGTCGTTGACCTGACGAAACTCAAGAAGGACGCAAAATGATCGAGATCGTCATCACCATTCTCAGCCTGCTGATCAGCGAAGGCGAGGCGCGCGGTCTGATGCGCACGCATCCAGACCTCACCGTCGCCGTTGCGCGGCGTCACCTGCTGGCAGCGGATGCCGCTCAGTTTGCCACGGGCGTTGACTCAAACTTGCTTTTGAGCATCGCATGGCATGAAAGCAGGTATCAGGAGGACGCAGAAACGAAGGAGTCTGGCAATCGCGTTAGTTGCGGACCCATGACTCCGACGCCGGTTTCCTCTTGCGTCCGTGAGACCATCGTCTCTGGATACATCAAGGGAGCCCTGCATCTGCGCGAATGGCTGCGATCCACGCCCGACCTCAGGACGGCGCTGATGGGATACGCGGGCGGATATCGCATGATTTCTGCGTGTGCGGCAGGGCCCGTGATTCGTCGAGGACGGGGCGACGACCTCTGCCGAACTCCAGATGTGTTCATGGCGCGCATGCGGTGGATCAGGCGCGAGAGGGCCTTATCCGCTCACGCTACCTCATGATACATTGTTGCCATGAACCACTCACTTCTAGAAATTGGCGAAAGCAACGGCAACGGTCTCTTTTCTATTGCGATGACGGCAGGAATCATCACCGCAATCATTGAGTACCCGATCAGCCACTACTACTCGACCATCCCGCCGACGAACACCGCAAAGCGCATGGCGATTGCCGGCGGCATGGCCTTCGTGGCGACGCTCGTGGGCGGCGCCGTTCTCAAGCAACTGAAAAAGTAAAAAAGGAAAATACAATGGAACCAGGACGCAGGCCGACAATCAAGTCTTTGATGAGGGACGTTGCGGACGCAAACGAGCGATGCCGCAACCTTCGGAATCAACTCCATGAGTTGCAGACTTCCCAGGCCGAAGCTGCAATCAGGCCAGATCCAAAGTATGTCTCGCTGGCGCGCGTCTACGGCGAGGCAATGGCTCAGGCGCAAGCCGGAAAGGGCGCGGAGCGACACGCCGGGAAGGGCGAGTCGTTTGAGGACCAGCAGATTGTGCAGTTTGGCCTGTGGATGGAAAGCTACGACTACAACATCGGTCAGGCTTGCAAGAAGGCGCTTGAGAGCAAGCGTCTGAGTGCCGACGCGGCTCGCGCGGAGATTCTCGGCGCCATGAACTACCTCGCCGCCGCAATCATCGTCATCGATAAGATGAGGGACAAGTGAGAGACTCTGCGACGAGCAGCGCGCGAAAGCTTGAGTACAACCGGCAGCGCCGGAAGAGGCTGCGGCTGATGGGGTACTGCATCAACGGATCGCAGCACGGCTTGGCCACTCACGGTGTGCTGTGCTTGGCGTGCCGCAAGGCCCACAGCAAGAGTCGCTAAGTGGCAGTCAAGAAGAAGAACAAGAAGATGAAAAAGCACGCCGCAGCGATCTCTATCAGCGAACGGACGTATGATCTGCTCAGAGCCCTGGCGCGTCAGCAGAACACGACAATCCGTTGGATTGTCGAGATGTCCATGCACCGCGAACTAGGGTTGGAAAAGCCGGAGCGACGTTTTAGCAGAAGATATCGCGGAGTTCGCGGCGGATAATTATCTGCTTGGAAATGATGCCGCGAACAGCGGTTGACCAAGCAAAAATGCGGGGATAACCTCCGGTGGGTGCGCGGTTCTCCGGCCGCCGCCACATTGGAGTACCCTCGCATGTCGAAGCTGATTACTTTCAAGCGGCGCCACAGCGGCGCTAAGGCCAAGAAGACCAGTAGCCGCAAGCCGGCGATGATTGCCAACCCGCCTCTTGGCGTTGACATCGTCGAGTATATTGGCCCCGGTTTCGCTGCCTTTGCTGCAACGCGCTTTGTTACGCGCGTCGCCGCCGTGCAGATTGCCAAGCGTTACCCGCGCTGGGGCAAGCACGCCGGCGCTGTGGCCTCCGTGGGCGCGTTCGCAGCCGCTTGGCTTGGCGCGCATCGCGTTCGCTATCTGGAGAAGTACCATCACCCGATCGTCGTCGGTAGCGGCATCGCCGCCCTTCAGAGTCTGATCCAGCTTTACGTTCCGATGCTTGGCTGGACCGTCTCGGATGCCAGCAGCGAGATGCGCGAGGTCGCCGGCGCCGCCCAGAGGCCAGCCGCTGCGCCGCAGGTCGCCTCGACGGCGCGCGTTGCGATGCCGTCGGCGCAGGACCTTCCGCCCGGCTTTTCTGAGGTGGACGAGCAGTCTTGGTATGCCTACAACGACGCCTTTAGCCGTGGCGCGTATGGCACGTCGCAGCCCCCGCAGAGCCCCATGGAGCAGGCGGCTGTGACGCCGGTCGTGGAGGACACGATCAACATCGATGACCTGCTCGACAACTCCGACCTGAACCTAGAGGACAACTAGGATGTACATCGCACCGAAGCGCAGCCGCCTTGGGGCGGATCTGAACTCTCCATGCGATGCAGATCCGAGCGATCCGATCTGCCAGGAACTGGCCAAGCAGGGTCTTTCGAAGCAGAGCGCGGCGTCCGCCGCCGCAGCGCAGGCCGGCGGCAGCGTCGGTCCTGCGTCGGCTGCGACGGCATCTGCCGGCGCCGCCTCTGCCGGCGTGTCGCCCGCGCTTTTGATCGCCGGTGGACTCGCAGTTGTCGCGCTGATCTATCTGGTCAGGAGTCGCGCATGAGCAAGTTCTACGTTACGCGAGCCCGTCGTCCAATTGGCCTCTCCGGCGTCACCAGCCAGCCGCTTGGCCAGCGCAACACCCGCGCGCCGGCGCCAGTCATCCTTGACGTGCCGCTTCCTCGGCGCGGCCTGTCCGGCATGGACTCGCAGGGTCTTGCGCGCACGCTTTCGGGCGTTACCAGCCAGCCGCTTGGCCAGCGCAACACCCGCGCGCCTGCGCCTATCATCCTCGACGTGCCGCTCTCTCGGCGGGGCTTGTCCGGAATCGAGTCTCAGGGTATCGCGCGAACGCTCTCCGGGCCGTTTGCGGGCGCCCTGGGAGAGGACGTTGCGCCGGACAATGTTGCACTCCTGCGCAGCATTATGTCGTCGCAGGATGCGATCAAGAAGCAGCTTGAAGATCAGGAGCGCAAGCGCAGGATGGCGTTCTATGTCGGTATCGGAAGCGCCATCTTTGCGGCTGCGCGCCTCGGCGTGATCGCCTTCCCGGCGGTTCGCAGGCGCTTTCGGCCTGTCGGCGGATGACCGACACGCTCGTCCTAGAGGCGCTTGCGCTGGAGATACGGATGAACGACCCGCGCACCGTTAGCTGCGTGCTTCGTCGTCCAAAAGCTGCTGAACCGAACGAATCAGCATCTGATCCTCCCAGGTTCGATACGTCTTGTCCTGCCGACGAGCAAAGTCGAGCAGAGTAACCAGGGCGGTCCTGTAGACCGCAACCTGGGCCTCTAGCTGGGCAAGGGTCGCCCTGGGGGCCTGGGGCCTGTCGCTGGAATCACTCACGCGCTCTCCGTTTTCAGATGCCTGAGCGCGTTTCTAGCGCAATCTGCGCTGCGCAACGCGCAGTTCGATGCGCAGAAAGCACCGCGCGCGTGGCATCGTAAGTACTTGAAATCATTGAGGTTTATGGAACATTGTCCCATAATACCTACTATGGGACTTTGGAAACCTTGCGATGCGATGCGGTCGGCGATTCTTTTTTTACGCCGCTCTGTATCTTTTGCTGCGCCTGGAACCCAACCTTTGCGTTGCCGAGGCTCCAGCAAGGACCGCACAGTTGCCACTCCTGCTCCCGCCGGCTGCCGGCCATTACGACCATGACGACCGGCGTCTTTCCGCAGTGAGCGCATGGTTCTCTGGTCATTGTGCGTCTCTTAGGGAGTGTAATGCACGCCTAGAGCCCAGAGGCACTCCGCGAGTGCCCAAATGTGGCGCTCCTCGGCGGCATCCTCGTGCGTCGTGGTGTAGGAACCGCACGGATGAACCGTTGCGGTGGCCGCCACGATACCTCCCGGGCGCGTCACACGCAGGAAGACCTCGCCTTCGGTGTCGATTTTCCACGAGGTGCGTCCCGTCATCGTCACGTGATGGACGCTTCCTTCCGCGTCGCGAATCGGGCATGCCAGCCCCGCCATGCTGGTCGGGTTCTGTACCCTGTCTTGTGCGACGTTATCCTCGGCATCCTGCCACGTTGCCGGACACGACGAGTAGGATGCGATGGCCGCCCACCAGTGGCCGTGCGCTCGCGCCAGTAGCCACGCAGAGCGAACCTGTGGGTCGCGATTTGCATCGGTCCTCTGCGCAATCGAGAGCAAATGGTCGCGATGCTCGGCTCGCTCCTCCGTCATTTCGCATTTAATGCGACTCATCGCTTGCTGCCCTTTCCCTTTTTGCCCCGAACGGGAGAAGAGGCCTGCCGGAAGAGCATGCGCGCGCGATGCAGGCGAGACATCACCGTGCCGACCGGGATCTTATAGATCTCGCTGATCTGCCTGTAGGTGAGCATGTGAATCTCCCTGCTCACGATGATTCCCCGCAGGTTGCGCGGCAGCTTATCGAGGGTGCGGCCGATAGTGGCCATGCTGCGCAGCAGGTCCTCGCCCTGATCGTGGACAACCAGAGCGGTAGAGTGCTGCGCTGCGTCCAGCTTATCCTTGAGGTCGGCAATCTGCTTGTGAAGGGGCGCGCAGTGCTCGTCCATGGCATCGGAGATGGCCTTCTCCATGACATCGGAGACGTTCTTAAGGATCTTCGTCTTTTGCATTGAAATTTCCATTGTTTTTTTCTCACTCGCTGAGAACGCCAGGGGTTTTGTGAACAGCCCACTCCGACATCAGGTAGACGCGACCCTTTCTGATGAGCAGGAGTTCGCCGCAATGGGAGCAGTTTGTTGTGCCGTTGAAGTTTTCTGTGTCTGCGAAAAAGAAGTTCTTGCCACATGAGATGCAGGTTCCAGACATGCGCAGCGGCTTGGACCGAATGCTCATGCCTGCCTCAACCTCACGACCGTGGTCTTGGCAACGGCCACGATTTCGCTCGGCATGTTGCACCCGTCGCAGATGACGTTCTGGCCGTTTTCAAGCAGATGCTGCTCGTCCAGGCCTCGCATGTCCTGCGCCGCTCCGCAGTGCGCGCATGGAACTGCGTGCAGCGGTCCGCTCGTGGTCCGTGCAGTCATCAGCTAAGGATCCCGGCCTTGCGGTAGCAGGTCTGGCGAATCCATGCGGATAGCGTCAGGCCATCCGCGACGGCGCGCTGCTCCATGATGGCGCGCTCGGTCTCTGTACACTTGAACGTGACGATCTGATCCTTGAGGGGGCGAGGAGGTCGGATTGGACGCTTGTCTCTTGGCATACGCCAGTAGTACGTCGTCCGCCTGCCCTTGTCAACGGCCCACGGACGGTGCAGGATGCGGCGTATGGTGAACCGCTACCTGTTGTTTTACTTTCATGGTCACGCCGAAGACATCGACGGGCTGTCCGTGGACATCGAGCCGACCATCAATCGCGTGATCGAGACCGGAGAGATGCGCTCCCTGTCCTACGACTTGGCGAAGTCGGCAATCACGAAGTTCCACGCGACCGCACGCACGAGCCGCCAGGACATGAGCAAGGCTAAGTGGATGGCCGACAACACCGACGACATCATTGCCGCAGGCGGCGACACGGAGAAGGCGTGGGCGATGTACCTATCCGGTCGAACGGATGCCCTCGCGCATATGATTTACGAGATGCTCCTGCCCGAGGTTGCCGAGGAGTTTGAGAAGTCCCTCGACGAAAGCGATGAGGACGAGGAGGAGCACGAGGGGCCCGACGGTGAGTCGGACGAGGATGAAGAAGAGGACGAGGGCGAGGAGGAGGAGGAGGAGGAGGAGTTCTCCGACAACCCCAACTAGCCGACGATGATGCCAGATCCGCGCGTGGCCACCTGCGGCGGATTGATAAGCTTCGCGATGGCGATCACGGCGTCCCAGGCGAAGTACTGCTCGATGAGCACTACGCCGGCGCCTCCCTTCGCGCTCTGCGGCGTGATCATGCGCAGGCACCCGTCGCCAGTCGTCAGCAGGCCGCCGAAGGTGAGCCCGCCCTGGATCGTCACCTGAGCCTCCATCCACGGAAGGGACGGATCCGCATCGATCAGCGCGCGAATCCGCGCGGACTCCCCCTCCGGCTGCGGCGCGCTGGCGAACAACTTCTCAATGATTTCCTTCATGTTGCATTTCCCTTTCTACATGTGATTTAGGCGGAAATCGCCTTAACTGCCACAATCGAGCCGTCCCAGGGGCGCACGGCACGTCCAAGCGCCTTGCTCAGGGACGACGCGGACTCCGCTGTCGCCGCAAAGCAGGCGTCGTATTTTTCGATGCAGGCTGCGAGTTCCTGCGCATCGAAGGCTAGATGCTCCTTGGCAAGGAGCGCCCAGTTTGCGACGCCGCTGGTGTGCATGCCGCGAAAATCGTGCGGAGATCCGCACACAGCGTTGGCGTAGATGCCCGTCATTGGCGTGATCAGCAGACTGCGGTATCGATCCCAGACGCTGTCGCAACGACCGGAGAAATCATACTGCAATTCCGCGACACGCAGCGGAACCAGCCGCAGCGGTACGTTGCACGCCATCAGCATCCCGCAAAATGCGGCGCCGGACACGCCCAGAGGCGTGTCGTCGGTGTGCGCGAACAGCCGGATAAACTCCATGCGCCCCAACGTCTATCGTTGAGGCTTTGCTGTCAACGTCGCTACCGGCAAAACGAGCAAGTGCCAGACATAATGCGATAGCCGACGTAGAGCGCAGCGATGATCGCGAGCGTCTTGATTGCGCCACGACTGTCGCTCGTAGCCTTATCGAGCCCGTCGTCGCCAATGTACATTAGCGTGGTGACGCCTTTTTCCGACGGGGGCATGTAGGCAACCTGCATGGCTTCACCAGCTTACAATAACAACGAGCCCAGATCCACCGTCTCCGCCGCGACCTCCGGTTAGGCCGCCGCCGCCGCCACCACCACCAGCGCCAAACGCTCCGTTTCCACCTGGGCCCGCTGTATTGTTGTAAGAAGCGCCCGATCCGCCTCCGCCGATCATAAAAAGCGGCCCATAGATAGGCACGCCGCCAGACCCGCCGCCACTGGCTCCGCTGCCGTTTCCGGCGGCAGCCGCCTGCAGATACTGGTAAAGCCACATGGTCGAAGTCGGCGCAAAGAAGCCGCCGGCGCCAGCGCCGCCCGTGCCGTCAGCGGCGCCGCCACCGGCGCCTCCCATGCAACGCGCGCTAGACGTGCTGATGTTGCCACCGAGGTTTGACGCAAGCCCTGGAGTTCCGCCGGCCGCGCCGGCCGCGCCGGCCACAAAAGCGTAGTTTCCGTAGCCGCCAACTGGCATGTTGGCAATGGTTGCAACAGCGCCTGCGCCGCCGCCTGCGCCGCCGTTTCCGCCGCTTGGAGCCGTCGCTCCGCTTGGGGCCGCCGACCCCGACACGCACAAGATATTGTCGGTCGTTGTGGACGGGAAAACAGAGACATAAGAGATGCTTCCGGCGCTGCCCGCGCCGCCGGCAGCCACCCCGCCGCCGCCGCCGGCACCGATCTGAACGTACAGTCTATCCGGGAGATACGACGCCGAGATGGTCACGGAACTGACGGCGCTCGATCCGCCGCCTCCGCCTCCTGGCCGCCCGACGTTGATTGCAGCAGAGCCTCCTCCGCCGCCGCCGGCGCCGCCACCGATGGCGACGACATGCACCATGCTGGTCCCTCTGGGTCGCGTCCACGTGACCCACGCCGATCCAGGCGAGGAAAACGTCTGCACGTTCGCGCGATAAGGAGACGGGATACCATAAACGTCAAGCATAATTCACCAAGTCGTGATGATTACGAGTCCGCCGCCACCGGCGCCGCCAATGCCGGTCGGATTCGTTCCGGCGCCGCCTCCGCCTCCGCCTCCGCCATACGCTCCGTTCCCGCCCTTGCCGCCTGCCGCTGCATAGGCAGCGCCGCCTCCTCCGCCTCCCCAGAGCGTCAGCGGAGCCCAGGTCGCGAGAGAACTCACGCCGTTGATGCCAGGGGTCGCGGCGACCGGAGCCTGATCGACTAGGTAGCTGTTTGCTGCGACGGTAAATCCGCCTCCATTGACACCGGGGCTTTGCGTGTAAACACCGCCTCCGCCGGCGCCGCCCATCGCGCGCAGGCCGGTTGTGGGAGGAGTGATCGATCCGCCGGCGCCGCCCAGCCCATCGCCGCCATTTCCGCCGGTTTGGCCAGACAGGAACGAGTAAACCCCAGAGGCTGCTACGGGCATAAGTGTGATGTTGGCGACCGTGCCGCCAGCGCCGGCTGCGCCGCTGCCCGATCCAGCCGCGCCGTTGGTTCCGCCGAAACCATATGCGGCATAGCAAACTGTGTTGTCGGCGGTAGTGTCCGGCGCAACGGATACATAGGTGATGCCGCCAGTATCCGGCGCGCGCACGCTAATGACACCGCTGGCCCCGCCAAATCCGGTCTGAATGTACAGACGGTCAGGCAGAAGGACCGCAGGAATGATAACCATCGACTGGGCGCCGCTTCCGCCGCCGGAGCCGCCGCCTCGCTGCGTGCTCGCGGCGCCGGGATAACCAGTGCCGCCGCCGCCGCCGCCGCCAATGGCGAGGATTTGAACCATGGTCGCGCCGCGCGGCTTGTACCACTCACGCCATTGAGTGTTCGTCGTCGATGTGCGGTTCACATCGAGCGATACGCCAGTAAAGATCTGCGACTCTCCAAACGTCGGAGATGGCAGCGAGTACACGTCGATGGTCATGCCTACTGCATCCAGGGCTGACGCGGAGGGTCCGGATCTGTGACGACGCAGAGCACGCCGGACGGGGGCACTTCAAAGAGGAACGTGCCTTGCTCGTCGAGATATCGAAGAACGATCCCAAACTCGCCAACTTCCTGATAGGCGACGAGTGGAGGATCCGTCAGGAACTCGACTTTGATGTACTGCATAGATCAGTACTTCCCGCCAACAACGCACGCAACCCATCCTGCGGCAACGGCAGTTCCGAGTCCCCAATAGATGCGAAAGCCCGCCGGCAGAGCGAAGCCAAGTGGATAGTCAATGTCCGCCGTCGCGCTGGTCGCCGTCGCCGTGGTGGCAGGCAGGCTGACCTCGCCATAGAAAACGTTGTTTCCGGCGCTCGTGTTGGCGGAGCCATTGTTGATGAAAATGCGCGCAACGCTGGCAACGTTCGTGCCGCCGCTCTTGAACCTGATGCGAGCAACGTAGCTTCCGTTGGTTGCATCTGCCGTGAACGCCAGAGAGTTGTTTGCGCTCGCTCCGGTGTAGTCGTTGGCTGCGGCGGTGACAAGCTGATCCATTCCGGTCGTGCCGTTGTTCGACACGTCACCGGACAGGCTGTAGATCGGGTTGATGTTCGCGGACATGGGAGGTTCCT